GCCTCGTCCGGCTACCCGGAATTCAAATGTTTTTTGCCGAAATATAATCAAAAACTTGCTGAATTGTGCATTCAGGCGTTGAAGCAATACAATCCAAATTTCGAATCATTTTGCGATGAGTAATCATTGCATTTTGTAGCCCCGGCAATTTTGCCATTTTGTAAACCTTGTTTTTTTTTGGAGAACGTCATGATTCTGTTTGAAATTGATTCCACCGCCGTTGAAACCTTTTCTGGTGTTTCGAAAACCACTGGCCGGCCTTACAACTTCTCAGTGCAAAGCGCGTATGCCTATACGGTTGACTCTGCCGGTAAAGAGCGCAAATTCCCCGAGATTGTGCAAATCAATCTGAAGGATGGTGCAAAGCCTTATCCGGTCGGCAAATACACGGTTTGTCCATCTTCGCTTTACGTCAAAGAGAAGCGCATGATGTTTACACCAAGACTTGTCAAAGTCGACAAATAATAACTTGAATCGAGAAATGCAATGCACGTAATTAAGGAATTAAAGCAGAGTGACCGCGTCAGCGGGCGCGATAATTGTTTCATTAAGCGCGTGTATTGCTTTCAAGATGTCAAATTTACATTTGTCGAAAAGTGCAAGATTTGGTGTTACCGAATTGCTTATTTTTTTGAGAGTTTGAAAAGGTGAACCATCATGGAAACGAAACAATGCGAAACCCATCGCGTAATCGACCCAGAAACGCAAAAAGAATTTGATGATTTTGTCAATGAATTGATTGCAGAAACTGGTCCTGACATTATGCGATCTGATCTTCGTCATATTGTCCGCCGCCATTTACACAGCAAAAATCCATTGATTTTGCATTTGCTTTTGTATTACACGCGGCATCAATACGACGATCTTTTGCACAAATATAAGCAGCAAAAAATCGCTGCTGATGCTGCAAAATTGCAGCGCTCTTTCAATTTTTGATATGATACCCTGCCCCTCCCTCCCCCGCGCTTGCGCGGGCCGGGGGTTGTTGTTCGAGGAACTCGGGTATGGGGCGAGTAGCCCCATGTCACCCTTGGCCTGCGGATGGCTGGTGAACTTTAGCTGTTACGCTGAACGAGGTGGAGCGCCACGCCGCCACCCTGCGCCAACGGGCGCAGCCGCGGCTTTCGAGCGCAGCGGTTGTGAGCCCGAGCGCTTGAGTGCGGCCCAGGTCTGCGCCTGCCAACTCGGGTGGTCGCGCCTGATCGACGGCGGGTCCGGGGCGCAGCCCCGGTGGTTGCGTCGCGCAGCGGCTGTTTGCGCGGTGGCGGTTGCGTCGCGCCAGCGGCTGTTTTCGCGCGCAGCGCGTGGGCTTGTCTCTTATAAAACAAGTGGAAAAACATGAAAACTGATTCTTTTCTCTCAGATTTTTCTGATTTAACTGATAATGTTAAGCATGATTTCACTCATGCCGTCAATTCTCGTATCATTTCCACCGATTCCGCGTCGATCTTAGAACGTCGAATCAAGCGCATGCGCAAAAACGTGTACCATGTCGGAAAATCGATTGAGCCGGGCCGGGGCGAACGTGCATGGATGATCACCTTGACTTATGCCAAAGTTGATACTTGGGAGCCGCATCACATATCAGATTGCATACGTCGTCTGCGGTACTGGCTTAAAAAGCGAAAATTGATACCCAAATATTGCTGGGTTGCCGAGTTGCAGAAACGTGGTGCTGTGCATTATCATTTGATCGTAGTTCTTCCGCTTGGCATTCGCCCCCCGAAATTTGATATTCCTGATGGCAAAATCGGTAAAATGTGGTCGCATGGTATGACAAACAGAAAAGCAGTACGCAAATCCGCCTTTGGTTATTTGATGAAATATGCTAGCAAAGGCATTGAAAATGACAAAAAGATGCCGCGCGGGTTGCGTTTGTATGGTTGTGGTGGTCTGTCTAAAAATGATAAAGAAGTGAGGAAATGGAAAAACTTCCCTACCTGGCTTAAAAATACCGCTGCTGTGAACGAAATATCTATTAAAAACGGTAAAAGAGTTAATCGTGAAACTGGCGAGATTTATCAGAGTCCCTACAAAATCACTATTATAGATCGCGAGCTCTTTTTGTCTCAAGTATCAGATTTGCCAAAAATCTGGGTTGATGGCCCTTGGTCACGTGTCGATTATGGCTATGAGCCTCCACCGTTCTGACACAAACTGTTACAATTTATCTCTTGACAGTCCTTGTTTTTTCTATTATAGTGTGAGCCATGGACCTACTTTTCATCATCGCAGTTTTGCTCTTTGTGATGCTGTTCGTTGCAGGGGTGAATCTGGGCATAAAAATTGCATCATAATCATGACTACTGAAACTGCTCAGCAAGCGCCCCAGGTCGTCGTGATCGATTTCTCGCATATTGATTTTTCTCAAATGCCTGAAGTTGCCGGTCTGGCGCTTGCAGTTTTGACTGCTGGTATTGCAATTGGGTTGGCAATTGGTCATGTTCGGAAAATTTTGCACACTGTGTAACTAACAAAGAATTCCAGCGCAAGCTGTAATGCGTTGATCATGCGCTTCATGATTTTTGTCTTTTTTTTCTTGGAGATTGTCATCATGTTTGAATCGCTGAAAAGCAAAACCCTGGCGTATGTCGCTATCCCTGCCGCCGCGCTGCTGCCTGCTTTGTCGCATGCACAAACTGCACCCGCTGTTGCGGACCCGACTGCAACTGTGACCTCTGGCATCACTGCGATGCTGGGTCAAGTGGCAATTTATGGTGCCGCGCTCGTGGGTCTTGCGCTCGCTGTCGTTGCTTTCTTTGTTGCTATCAAGTTTATCAAGCGCATTGTCTCGGCGACTTGATTTTTTGTTGCGCGCAACGCAAAAAAAAAGGATGGACAATATGCGCTTGACTAAAAATTTGGTGCTATTGTCTGTCCTTGCGTTTTCAATTTCAACAGCATATGCTGCTACTGCGCCCGGCGTTTCTGTCGATGCAAATGGCAATGTTAGTTTCAGTGCAACTCAAGCAAATAAAATAACTCCTGCACCGCTAACGCAATCTGTTAATCGTGCGCACGATTTTTCTGTTGACAGAGAAATAAATAAAATAATTCTCGGTCAATCTGGGCAATGGCGCCCGCCCGGCTCCGGGCAAACAATTCCACTGCGCACTCGAATTAGTTTATCTGCGGAGGCTGTAGGACGTTTTGCATATCGATCTGTTGTTGTCCTCGCTGCAGCCGGTTTGCTGGTTGAGTTAAATAATATTTGGAATGCTGCTGGAATGCAAGTGCAAGATAATTCTCTTGTGCATCAACAGCGTTTGTATATTGGTGGTGGTGGAGCGGGTTTTACTTCTCCCGCGGCCGCTTGTGAGTCTTTGGCTGCTCACTGGAGTGCGACATTGAATGCGGCATTCACAGGAACTTTAGTGCCCTCACCCGAACCACCGTCTGCTCACCATTCTGAATTCGCGTGCAGTAAGGTCGCGCCAGGAGGTAATCCGTTTATTAGTACCATTTCAGTTCATATTTCACCTGATATTGTCCCCGCATCACCCGAACACATTAGAAGTTCTCTGCAAAATCTTCAGACTATGCCCGAAAACGCGGAAATAACTGTAGCAAATGCTTTTTCTAATCCCCAACTCGCACCCGCATTAATTCCTGAATTAGAAACTGCGCCCATTGCGGTAACGTTTCCGGGCGGCGTAACTACAATGCAGATTGCTGGCACACCGCAAATTCAAACTGCGCTGGATACAGTCGGTAATACAGTGACTGCAACAACAACAACAACTGTTAATGCGTCAATTGTTCAACCTACACCGCAAACTGCACAAATACAAACTCAGCAAGAAATTGCAACTCGCACCATTGTGACTAGTCCCACTGGACAAACAATAAGCGATACCACGCAAACACAATTACAATTACAACCGCAACCGCAACCGGGAATACAGACTGTTAGAATTGACGAGGCTAATGTCCCTCGCCCGGTCGTAAATGACGCAGAACAAATTGCGGACGGAATTTTTAGCCGAATCAATAGATGCGTATCAAATCTTTCTGATTGCATTCCTGCATTGCCTAATTTTTCATTTGCAATTAACTTCCCGACATCCTGTTCCGTCGTTAGTATTCCGGTCATGCAACATACATTTAATCTCGATATGTGTCAATATAAGCCAGCGATACACAATATTATGTCTATGATATGGGCATTTTTGGGCTTATTCGGTGCAATTCGTTTGTTATCTTGGAGCGCATAATGGGAATTTTGGCTAATTTCATTGCATCGGTTTCCGGTCGTTTGTTTACCTTTATTAGTGCTTATTTTTCAATCAATGTCGGTTTGCGTTTGACGCTAATTGCAACGCTTGCCGCTTCTTATTTTCTTGTTGTTAATGCATTTAATGCATTCATCGGGCCTTTACTTGCTGTTTTGTTTTCGACAGAATTCGGCCAATTTCTTGGTCTTGCATTCCCGCCCGCTGCTGGTATTGTTATTTCGGGTCTTTTGTCGTTGTGGTCTGCTGTTTTAACGTATCGTTATTATTTGAAAATGTCTGGAATTCTTGTTCGGTAATGGAGATTTGAAATGCCCGTCTATTCTGTTGAAGGCAAGTTGGGTACTGGTAAAACAAAATTTGCTGTATGGCGCGCGCAGCAAGCGCTGCTGGATGGACGTAAAGTTGCGTCTAACGTCGATTTATTTTTAGATAAATTGACCCCTAATCGCCGCGTTCATTATATACGCTTGCCTGACAAGCCCACCGATTTCGATTTAGATGCTGCCGGCCATGGCAACCCAAATTCGTATGATGAAGACAATAACGGCATTATGATTTTAGACGAGCTGGGCACTTGGCTTAATTCTCGCAACTTCCAAGACAAATCTCGTGCAGGATTGTTGGATTGGTTAATCCACGCTCGCAAAAAAGGCTGGGACGTTTATTTGATTTGTCAAGATGCGAACATGATTGACAAACAAATTAGAGAAGCTTTAATTGAGTATTCCTGTACATGTTTGCGTGGCGATAAAATCAAAATCCCGCTAATCGGCTGGGTGTTTTCTACATTTAATAAGAAATGGGGTTATTTGCCGCGTTTTCACATGGTCTCTGCGCGCCTCGGCAACGGTATAACAAAAGTTGTGGCTGAGCGATGGGTTTATAAGGGTGATAATTTGCATGCTGCTTACGATACTCGCCAGATATTCAAATCAGATTATCCACATGGGGCTCACTCTGTATATCAACATGGCTTAGATCGCGGCACACTGTTTGAGCGTATTTGCAGAGTGCTTGATAACATTTTTTATCCACCTCGACCTCTGCCCCCGCCACCCTCTTTTCATCTTCATGCATGCACAAAAATAACAGACAGACTGGTGCTTGCTGCGGTGCGGGCCCGGCGTCAAGTCGTCCAAAACTTTGACGCAGCTCTGTCTTTTGTTTCTTCATCACAGACTTTCAAAAAGTACGATTTTTCTTCATCCTATCTTGACATCAAAAATGCGCTTGTTGTGCTGGATGTTCGAGATCGACCCGATCTTGCATCTTGTAGCATTTTCGCCAAATTCGTTTCCGGTGCTCGCGCTGCAGGGGTGAGACTGCATCTCATCTGCGCAGACACTAAGCCCTTTGCATCACTTTTATCTCATAAAGAAATCCTATCGCGGGCACAATCGTGATAGAAATTTTTTTCTTGACACTGCTTCAGACTGTGCCATAATCTCTACATCGCAACAACCTTTTGAGTACACGAAATGAAAACAATCGAACAGCAGTATATTGATGGTGATGTGTCCTTAGGCTTTTATGCCTTTGAGACCGGCATTGCGGGCAATGATTTTGATCATTTTCTTAAGCGCGAGTACGTCGTCCTGGAGTCCGAGGCATGGAGACAC